AGCTACCGCTGAAGTTGAGAAGATCTTGAATCCCAAGAACTCTTTCATTGTCATGCCACCAGCAAACGGAAGGCTTTGTGCCCCAACGTAGTCTGATGAAGCAAACTCATTAATGTTGAACAAGTCAGCAAATCCAGCAGGAGACATAGCTAAGTAGCGCTGTCCGTCTTCTGGAATATCTTCTGCACCAAATGTTTGAAACAAAGTCAGAAGATCTGCTTTAACAAGCGCACCGCCTGTGTCAGCAATCTGAGTTGAGTTTGCACCAGCATCCATAGCTGCCACAATCAAAGCATCAGTTTGGCGACCCAAAGCAGCAGCAGCAGATTGCGCTACAGCTTGACGCTCATTGATGTTGATTTTTAATTCATCCAGCTTGTCGATATACTCAGCTGCATAGTAGTCAGCCATAGTCGCTTCGACATTGGTGTGCGCTAGTTCCATTGTAGAAACATCGCCATTGCGTGTTTTAGTTGATGCGGTGCCTTTTCCAATTACTTGGAAACGTGCAGTTGAACCAGTCACATTGGTTGAGCGTACTGTGTTGCGGAGTTTAGAACCCATACGCTGATATGCCATGTGAACTTCTGATTCAAACTGTTTAATAAAGGCTTGGTCAATTGTATTAGCCATTTTACAGTCCTATTTTGAAGTTACAGTTGCCAACGGGTATCCACTCTTTCACTTCAACAAGGGTATCCTCTCGGGCCTTTCAGTGCGTTATGGGCCGTAATTCCCCATCGTAAACACTTTTTTTATTTGGATTGCAACGCACAAAATCAACGTACTTGTGTGGAGGTGATATACTTACACCTACTGGCTCAAAGCCCAACCATACTGCCCAGTCTACCATAAGCTCATAATCAGCAAGTATTGTCATAGTCATTTGAGGCTGCGTCTGCTCTAAATAATTAACCAACATTTGTGAGCCGCGAGCTATAGATGTAAAGTTTTCTTTAATTTTATGAGAGAACATAAAAAACATTTGCGGATAATCTTGATCTTCATTGTACCAAAGGCCACCAACTGCAGTAAATACTTCGCCCTCTTTGCGAACTAAGTAACACTCAGAGCATTCGTACATTTCTGTAATGGCTTGCTTAATATCCAGATGCCCAAGGATTTTAAGCTCTCTTATATTCTCATGACTTAGATTGGCAGCAACCTCGTCAATGTGATTAAGGGTAAAAGGGGTTAAGTAAAACTTACCCCTCTTAAGAATCTTAACCTCCATAAAGACGCTTAAAGCCTTCTTCTACCTGCTTAACATAAGCGGTGTCATTCTTATCCCAGTATCTAGGATCTTGCATCATTTGATCTAACTCGGCTTGAGTTGTTTGACCTGTTGGCTGAGTGCCATCAGAAAACGAACCATCCTTAGTTGCTTCCATGATTGCCTCTAGAGCAAGGATTCCCTCATGGCTTTCGCACATGCGCTCAATAGCTGGCAGGGATTTCTCAGGAAAAAACTTGTTTTCAAACATAGACGCTGCTTGAATGCGGTCATTTGCATTGTCGCCAAGTTTTGAAGCTTCAGCCTCAAGGTCAGGTTGGCTTCCATTAACAGCTTGGGCATACATCTCAATGCCCTTTTGAAACTCTTCTTGCCCATAGCCATTTTCAAATGAATGCTCTGACCACCACTGTAATAGCTCATTATCTACAGCAAGATCATCATCAACAATATCAGGAAGCTGATAATCGCCAGCAGAATCAGGCCGATCCCCAAATGCTTCAGTCTGTATTTCCTCAAGAAGTTTATTGCGTATATCTTCCTCTTTGCTACCTAGCTTTGATTCAAGTTCTTTGTAGGCTTTGGCTAAGTCTTCACCGCTGCTGTACTTTTCAGGCAGCCACTCAGGACGTTCTGGCTGACTATCTTCCGCTACAACAAAGTCACGCTGCTCTTCTGTTGCTGGCGCTTCATTGCTTTCCATCAAGCTCTCGCTCATTTGTTCTTACTCCTATGAGAATGTGCAATACGCTGCTCAATCAAGCCAACAATATAGCGCTGACCCTCGATATGTCGCAACTCTTCCGTAGTCACATTAGGGCCATTAACCATTTCTATAGTAATGGAACGCAAATAACGAAGAACTTCCCTGCCTGTAGGAGTATTAAATATCTCAGCAATGTTCTGACTTACTTGAACATCCTTGTCAGAACTTCTCTGGATTCCATCTAATCCAATATTAACCTTGTTCGGCAACCATCTGTCCTTGCTGTTGTTGCGCCATTTGCTGCGCTAATGCAGCTATTTGTCTACGCTGTTCTTCATCACGAATCAAGCTCTCTGGCACACCAAATTTTTTCGCAAGGTGAATTGCTGTTTGTTCACCGTCAATTAGAAGCTGCAACATCTCTGGGCCAAAGGCTCCACCAACCAATTCAAGGAAGCGAGCAACACTTGAAATGTCCTGATTTGATTGAGCTTGTGCAAGCGGAGATACAGAACGTACTTTAACTTCCCGCCCATTTACTGTAGGCACTTCTATGCGGCCCTGCTTCTTTAAGATGTATATTACACGCTGAAGTACGGGCTGCACGAGTTCTGCTTGCAGGCGCCCAAACGCAGATCCCATTCTTCTAGCTAAATCACCCATGCGCTCTGCTACCTCAGTTGCAGTCGCGGGAGTTTTATCAGGATTCCCAAGCATATCATTGTATAGCGCACGTTTAATATTCAAGCGCATATCGCTAAGAACAAGCTGCGCTACATCAAACCGACCAGCAGCTTGTATGGGCTGAAGACCAGCAGAACCCATAGCCTTCGGTATGATAGATCCAGGCACTAAATTAATCGTGTCAGGGTTGATTACACCGTCATCTTCCATCTGGTAAATTCCAGAGATAGACATCTGAGCATTCTCAAGAATAAGCTCGATAGTAAGATTAGTAGTCTTAATAGCAGATAGCGCATTAAGCAGTGGGCCACGTCCGTAAATCTCACCAGCACACTTGCCCCAACGAAAGCAAACAAAGGGATTGGAGCCAAGACCAGTCATTTCTTTAGCGTAAAGCAAAGTCTTAGTGGTCATGCAGATTGCATAGTGAAAGTAAGCTTCTTCGTTTTTCTTTTTGTAGTCGCGGCAAACAACCTCAAGCACAGTCGTTTCACGATCAGATCCCATTAAGGATGTAACCTTCTGATCAAAGGTTCCCTTGGGATACATAATCGGAAGATGGTCAAACTTAACTTTCTTTCGCTCACGGTAGACGTGATCGATCTTATCATCGGGACCAGTGTCAAGTACCACATGAGGGAGCGGTATAGCTGAGAAGTTTACAGGATTGATTGCATCCCCCTCTTCTACGCACAAGACACCAGTACCCACAGCCAAATCCATGAATGACTCATGAACCTCTTGACTGAAATTAGAGTTCTGAAGAACCTCGAATACATACTCAGTTACTTCATCAAGCTCGTTATCTATAGCTTCACGCTGATCTGGCGGCACTTCACTGCCAGCCATAAGATCAGCCCAACGTGCAAAGTTAGGAACCAAGCCAGATTGCAAACGACTGGCAAACTCTTGCACGCCAACCACCGCAGTCTCATCAAAGATCTTATCATCTCTGCGCTGTCCAGCTTCTTCGTAGTAAAATGACTCACGTTGAGGCAAAGCATACTCATAGCATTCCTCGAATAACGGAACCCAGTTTTCACGAAAGGCTTTTGCCTTCTGATAACTTTGAATATATTGCTTTGCTATATCAGCCATTAGCCAAACCTACCCAAGAATCCACCGCCAGAAGCTCTAAACAAAGAACGTCTTCCAGCGCCACCGCGCATACCGCTTCTTTGCGTCTTGCTTTCTAAAGCTGTAGAAATATCTTCCCGCTTTTGCTTAGCTCTCTTTTGAATCTCTTCAGATTTAGCCGCTTCAGCTTCTATACGCTGTTCCGCTGCCGCTTCTTTTTCAGCCCTGCTCGGACCTCCACCACCAAAACACATATTAATCTCCTTTGTTTTCTACTCGTAAGCACAGAAGGAATGAAACATCAATGCACAAAAAGCTACAGACGCGACCAGAAGCTAGGTTTGTTTCTTTGTTTTGCGCCTCTGTTAAACACATCAAAGTTACGTTTTGCAACTACAGGCTTTGCTGGTTTTTGACTATTCATTAGGGCTCTGCCCTCACCAGCACCTAAGAATAAATACTGAGCCGCATCGTGAACATGGCTAAACATATTCTTGTCTGGCTTATCTGCGTATCTCTCGCCGCTTACTTCCATACGCTTATAGGCATAACCACCCTCAAACCCCTTAATTAACTGGGGGCAGCGCCTGTCTATTAGTAGTGCTGGCTTACCTTCGACCATCTTCGTCAACTGGGAGGAAACCGACTCTAGTCGGAGGTCAACAGAGTTGGAAGGCGCAGGAAACGCCTTCAAGCCAGCACCGCGCAGAATATGAAAGGGAGTCGATTCATCAGTCTGCGCTCTAAAATCACCCGCAGGATCGCCGTAAATAATTACCTCAGAGGCAGCAGCAAACCTAGTGGATAGTTCATTTCTAAGAACCTCGGCAAAACGCACGATGCCCATGTCTACCGCCACAATTTCTGACTGTAGAAACCACCGCCCCCTTACCTTTTGACCAAAGACCGCAGCAGGAG